AATGAATCCATATTATTTATCCCTCGTTAAAAATGAATTTATAGTATGATACTTTACTTATTACTTGTCAACAGGTTGATCTTGATAACATCCTTTGATACCTGTTACCTAATATAAAAAAGGGGGCCGAAGCCCCCAACCCACTAGGAGAGCGAGTTTGTTTCACTTTCGATCTGATCAAGATACCAGGTTGATTCAGTGACATCGACATCAACATCGAATTGGTTGAGTTTGTATGCCTTTCTGATTTCCCCTGGTTGCTGATTATGGATCTCGCTTTCAATACTTTGAAGATTCTCTTCAATAATATCTTTAACTGATCCTGGAAGTAGACTCTCATTGAAGTAGTGCATCTCATTATCGATCGCTTCCCCAATTGCTTCCACTGCATCGGGCCTCTCTGTTACTTGGTCTCGATCCACTGTGACCTCTACTGTTACTATATACTTACGTTTTACTATGTTTGTTAATTCTTGCATGGCGTTCTCCTAACGGTTAGCAATTACCCAACAATACAATAGGACTACAGCTATTACTCCTACTGCCATTGAGATATAAGGGTGAATGAATAGTAGAAACCATTGTCCTACTAACATTGATAAGATAATAAAAAACCATAATAGTTGATATTCTCTCATGTGTTTTAAAAGGGGGCTTTCGCCCCCAGTTCCTAGTTAAGTTTAAGTCCCATGATGCGTGCAGGTATTACAAACTTGTTATTGCACTCATCACAACACACGGCATTGTCTCGGTCGATGATCGGCCAAGGATGGTTGCCCCATTCTGTGAACTCTTTGTCACAGATGTCACACACTTTCTTTTCGTTATCCATGAGTTTCCTCCGTGATACCATACTTAAGTTCTTGTAGAACTATGTTGCGTTGAGTTTGTAACTTAAGATGGATCTCTTTGAGTTGATCTAGATAGTCTACTTGGAAGCACCGCATAAACTCATTGAGTGCTTTAGCTTTCTTTCTAGTTTCATGGATCTCTCGGTTTACTATTTGGATAAGCTTAAACAACTCCACGTCATCCAACTTGTAAAGTGGTTGTCTCATATACTGCTCCTAGTTTGTTAATGAACGACAGCCCAAAACTGCGACTGTAGGTATATTATACCATACTTTACTTATCCCACTACCCCCCGACCCCCCAAATCTCAGTTGGGACTCCACACAAATCCTTATACATTTGAACTTTCATAAACGACCGGTACAAAAACGAAACCTTCGACCCCCACCCCCCTTATATGTCAAGTACCCCCCGTCAATGGTACCTGAGAATGATTCTTATTTCTGAAATATATTTTGCAAACAAATAGAATACTAAGAATGGATACACTACTTATCACTTTTTATGTTCTTTTTGCTACCTCATTGTTGGGCATTTTTTGCATACACCTTGTATCTTGATTTTATTTAAGATATACTTTGTCGCATAGCTGCACAAATTTTAATCACAAGGTGTAAACAGCGACACATGTCAGACCAAAAACCACTACTAGATACTGTTGAAGAGTCATTCGATAGCATTGTTATGATGCCAAAGATCGATGATGATATTCCTATACCTGCAAAAAACTCGCATATTACACCTAAGCTCTCCCCTGCCGAGGAACTTGAGGTTCGCAGCCATACCATCAAAGAGATTAGTGATCTAAATGGCAACACATTAGAGCCTTCGACCGAAGAAATTGAGGATGCTGAAGAGATTGCGAAGGAAATCATGGAAAATCCTAATCTTAAAGTAGATTATAAGAACTATCCTAATGAAACCATCGCTTATCTAGCAGGGCTTGTTGCACAAACCAGCCACATGGTTGCTGAAGAGCTGTCTGATATTAAGTTATCTGTGCTCAATGGACTATTACAAGAAGCAGCGACTGCATCTAATCCTAAAGACCGCATATCAGCGTGGACTAAAATAGGTGAAATTGACGGTGTGGATGCATTTAAGAAGAAAACAGAGGTTACACACATTACAAAAAGCGGTAAAGAGCTAGAGGAAGAGCTGAAAAAAACCATTGAGGAGCTCAAAGGCAAAGTCATCGACGGGGAACACGAGGTTATAGACGATGATTAGTGCTAAAGACTTAAGTCTATTAGAGAAAGCACTGCCACACATGTCAGAATCTGAGAGAAGGCGTAACTTAGAGTTGTTGACACGGTATAAACAAGAGCTAGTCAAGGAAGCTGGCGGTAAAACCTTCTTAGAATTTATTAAACACGTCTATCCAGACTATAAAGTAGGTGCGCATCATGCTAAATTGGCTAAATTATTTGAAGAAATCGCTGAAGGAAAAAGAAAAAGAGTTATTGTTAACATTGCTCCGCGACATGGGAAGTCTGAGCTCATATCGTATCTGGCACCTGCGTGGTTTTTGGGGAAACACCCAGCGAAAAAGATTATTATGGCTTCTCATACAGCGGATCTTGCCGTTAATTTCGGCCGTCGAGTCCGTAACCTTGTGGGTCAAGACAATTATCGGGAAATTTTTCCAGATGTGTCGCTTCAAGCAGACTCTAAGTCAGCTTCTCGCTGGGGTACTAATTTTGGCGGTGAGTATTTTGCCATTGGTGTGGGTGGCGCTCTTGCCGGACGTGGTGCTGATCTCTTCATTATTGACGACCCGCACTCAGAACAGGATGCAAAGCTTGGAAAGCCCGATGTGTTCCTCCCAGCTTGGGAATGGTTCCAATCAGGTCCACTACAACGTCTTATGCCGGGAGGCGCCATCATTGTAGTCATGACCCGTTGGTCAAAGCTGGACCTCACAGGGCAGATTGTTAATCAAATGGTCAAAAATGAAGACGTTGACGACTGGGAAGTGGTTGAATTTCCAGCGATTTTAGAACAAAACGGTGATGAAGTGCCTTTATGGCCTGAGTTTTGGAGTATTGAAGAACTTAGATCTCGCCGAGCAGCGTTGGATATACGGTATTGGAACGCTCAATACATGCAAAACCCCGTATCTGAAGAAGGTGCGTTAATTAAACGAGAATGGTGGAATATATGGGAAGAAGAAAAACCGCCTAATTGTGAGTTTATTATTATGACACTCGATGCGGCGCAAGAAGCTAATACGCGAGCTGACTACAATGCTCTATTGACGTGGGGAGTATTTCTTAACGAAGAAACGAATAATTATAATATAATACTACTCAACGCAATAAAAAAACGTTTAGAGTTTCCAGAACTCAAAGAACTTTGTCTTGATGAGTATCGAGATTGGGAGCCTGACGCATTTGTTGTGGAGAAAAAATCAAACGGGGCTGCACTTTACCAAGAGTTCAGACGTATGGGTATTCCTGTTGGTGAATTTACACCGGGCAAAGGTCAGGACAAAATCAGTCGCGTTAATGCAGTATCTGATTTGTTTAGTTCAGGCATTGTATGGGCACCTGATCATAGATGGGCGCATGAAGTCATAGAAGAATGTAATGACTTTCCATCAGGCGCTAACGATGACTTAGTTGATGCAACAACTTTGGCATTGATGCGGTTCAGACAAGGCGGCTTTATCAGATTACCTTCTGATGAAGAAGACGACATTATTTATTTTAAAAGTGCAGGTCAAAAAAGACTGTACGCAATATAGGGAAACATTATGGCACAAGATAACAACAACGTAGATAAAGGGTTGTATGCAGCTCCGATGGGGATGGAAGAAGCGGCGCTCGATGAACCCGAGTTAGAAATAGAAATCGAAGATCCAGAAGAAGTTACGATTCGAGCTGGAGGTATGGAGATTGAGATTGATCCAGACCGCATGGATGATGATGAGTTTAACAAAAACTTAGCCGAAGAGATTGACGAAGGCGACTTAGAAAATTTAGCAAGTGACCTGCTCGAAGATTATGAAGGTGACGTTTCATCAAGAAAAGATTGGCTAGATACTTACGTTGATGGTCTAGAACTTTTAGGTCTTAAACTAGAAGATCGTTCTGAACCTTGGGAAGGCGCATGTAATGTATATCACCCGCTTATGACAGAAACACTTGTGAAATTCCAAGCAGAAACCATGACCGAGACATTCCCAGCAGCCGGTCCTGTGAAAACACAAATCATTGGAAAAGAAACCAAAGAAAATCAAGAAGCATCTCAACGTGTTCAAGAGAACATGAACTACCAGCTTACAGAGAAGATGGTTGAATACAGACCTGAACATGAAAGAATGTTATGGGGTTTAGGTTTAGCTGGTAACGCGTTTAAAAAAGTTTATTATGATCCAAGTTTAGAGCGACAAGTCTCTATGTATATTCCAGCTGAAGACATCGTAGTGCCATACGGTGCTTCAGACTTGGAGTCTGCACAGCGTGTCACTCATGTCATGCGTAAGACACAGAACGAGCTACGCAAACTACAAGTCGCAGGGTTCTATTTAGATGTTGATTTAGGTGAACCCACTTACGACTTAGATGAAGTCGAGCAAAAGATTGCAGAGAAGATGGGCTTTAGTGCTACTACAGAT